AAATCAAATTGAACGCTTCGGCAATCATATATTCAAGGATGGTTCAGTCGTATTAGGTTGTGCAGAAACATTTCAATTCTCTGTGCCATATGTGAAAATTAAAGATGAAAATTCAGCTGGTGTGACTATTACAGCAGCTAATTATGCTACTTATCAAACAAGTTTAGTTGGTGCAACTATTAGTAATGAGGCAGGAGTAAATGCTAAAATTTTATTAGTAGAATTTGATCCTGTTTCAGAACAAAAAGTATTATATTTGAATTATCAAACAGCTTCTGCTGATGGCGCATCAACAGAATTTTTAGCGGATGATGTTTTAACTGTGGTGGATGTAAGTAACAACACGTTATCATCTCGTTTTGTAGCAAAATCTTCATTGCCTACTGGTTTTGGATCTCTGTATACAATTGCGGACGGAATTGTTTATGCGGAAGGTAACTTTATTCGCCATGTGGAAACTACCAAAGTACTAGATTATTTTTCAAGCACACCTTCTAAAAATGTAGGGTTCAGAATTGTTTCTGAAACTGTGACATCTGAAGATGATGTAAGTTTACTAGATCCTGCTGCAGGATCGTACAACTACTCAGCTCCTGGCGCCGACAGATATAAACTTTCAACACAACTAGAAAGTAATTCCCTTAGTACAGTTCCAGACGAAGGATTTCATCTATTGTTTGTTGTGGATACCGGTGAGATTAAACGTGCATATAATAAGCCACAATATGCGGAATTACAAAAAGTTTTAGCACAAAGAACGTTTGATGAGTCAGGTAATTACACAGTTCGCGGTTTAAATGTTGTAGTGAGAGAACATTTAAAAACTGCAAATAATAATGGACGCTACACTTCAGGTGATTCATCTAAATTATTATATGGTATTGAACCTGGAAAAGCCTATGTGGAAGGATATGATGCAGAATTAAAATCTACAGAATATCTTCCTATATCCAAGGCAACTGACACATTACTTTTAGAAGAAAAAATCATCAGTTCTACATATGGCAACTATGTCTATGTGAAAGATGTTTCGGGTGACTGGAATATCGGAGATACAAATTTAGTTGTTAATTTGAAAGCCGGCGGTCTATTAGGAACTACAATGGCCACTGCTCGCGTACAATTATTAAGACATCACATGGGACCCCCGGGCACTGGTCCTACCTCTTATTACAAGTTATATTTGTATGAAATTACGCCAGCAAGTACCTACACGATAGATGACCTAGGACCAGTAGATACTATCACTGATGGTTCTTTAAATGATGCTACTGTTGCTATAACACCAGGAGATTCTTTAGGCACAGGTATTATCCAAACAGGGTTTACTACACATGAATCCAGTTATAATACATTGTTATTTTCAACACCTGTGCGTGCTGTAGAACATTATGAAGATGACACAGATTATTTCTTTTGGAAAAAACTAGGTGACACCTACTCCGGCACCATCTCGAATCCCAATAGAATAGACCTTTCATTAAGCGGTACCGGCATAACATTTACTACTAGTGTTGCGCCTTCTGGTCCTGAAAATATTGCAAGACATTTCCTTGTAGTAAATAATACCACAGGTAATATTTTAGCAGTTACTGATATACCGACTAGCACTTCAGATTACCAATTAGGTAATGCAAATTTATTATTCTCCGCGCCAATTACTGGCAATCACACAGTATATGCTTATGTAAAACAAACCAACGGGGCTCCTGTCGGGCTAACATTAACAAATTCCATTTTGCGCTCAAATTTACAAACGTTTACCGGACCATCGTTTGATAACTTAGAGGCAAACAAAATATATCTTGGTGTATCATACGCATTTGATGTGGAAGCTGTATACATGGCAGACCATACTTCAACATGGCCAGCAACTTACGCATTAGTTACTACAGACGCTAATTGGACAGATGTTACTGAAGATTTTAACCTAGTTATCAATCAAGATGATAATGTGTTTAGAACATCATATCTTGAATATACAGGTGCTTCAACTTTATCACAAAAGAAGATTGTTGTGAAGTTCAGAAACTTCTTGCGCGATTCTAGTTTTGGATATATTAACAAAAACTCTTATGCCTCAGCATTGATTGATTTTGATCCATTGAATCCAGACACAGGAAAACAAATATACACATATCAGCTACCTTTACACACATCTAAAAATACTGGAATCACCTATGATTTACGGGATGCTATAGATTTCCGTCCTGCGATGCAAAATCGCAGTAATTATAGTGGATCTGCATACGGTGTATCAGAAATAGTTGACGGAGAAAATGTACCAGTAACAACAATTGATGTGTCCACAGGAGCAGGCGGTCTTGTTATACCAGATCCTGATAGCGTGATTACTACGTCATTCACTGTGAATCTTCCACGGCAGGATAAAGTAGTTTTAACTAAAGATGGTGAATTCAAAGTAATTACAGGAATATCTGCATTATATCCAAAAGTACCAGCAGATGCAGCTGATTCCATGACTTTAGCAACTATTGAATTGGCACCGTATCCCTCTATGTCAACCTACGCTTCTCGTGTATACGAAAGAGAGGATTATGCATCTGTAATTCGTTTGGCAGACAATCGTAGATTCACTATGCGTGATATTGGTAATTTGGAGCAACGTGTAAATCGCTTAGAATACTATACAGCATTATCCATCATGGAAAATAAAGTGGCTAACATGTTTATTGCAGATAGTGTTGGCGACGCTATGGTTAAAAAAGGTATATTAGTTGATGGATTTGATGGTCATGATGTAGGCAACGTGTTTGATACCAATTATAATGTTGCAATAGATGTTAAAAATAAAGAAATGCGCGCACCTATTTCCATCGAAGATGTGAACTTCCAAGTTGTTTCTGGAGGGCATCAGCAAGGGTCATTAGTATTAAATGGCATAGCTCATACCCATGTCAACTTCATTAATAACTCAGCTGCATCTAAAGGTAGAGTGTGCGGCAACTCTCTGTTACGAAACTATAAATCTGGTAATTTATACCTAGACCCGCAACAAGATATGTGGTTGGATGAAAACATTCGTCCTGACGTACAGTTAAATTACAACAATACTAATGATGGTTGGATGTATGATAACACCCCCTTTAATATTCATTGGAACAGTTGGTTAAATAACTGGCAAGGTATAGACACAGAATACCTATCACCTGTGATTAATAGCGTGAATGGAATTCTAGGCGCACGTAGCTACAATCAATCTACAAAATTTGTGTCAGATGTCACTCGCTCAGCTATTACGGCTATGCGTTTACCTGAACACAACATTCGTGTGGTTGGAAATAAATTATTAGACATTTCTGTGGTTCCGTATATCCGGGAACAAGTCATCACATTTATCGCAACAGAATTGAAGCCTAACACCATCGTGAAAGCATATTTTGATGGTGAAGATGTGTCAGAAAATTGTCGATATTTCACATTACCAACAGGTGTAACAAAAGACACTATCAAAAATTTAAAAGCTGCGTTATTAGCTTCCAAGTATGAAGCAACAGCTTCCAACTATGGTGATGACTTAATTGTTAATAGCAATGGTTTATTAGTAGGACAATTTTTAATACCCGCTAATAAATTCCGCACAGGTAGTAAAATATTTAAACTTGAAGATGTGGCATCCACTACACTAGCTGCCACACAATTTCAAAATTCTGGTTTAGCTAACTTTAATGAGGGATCTATTTTTTCCACTAGATTTACAGATTTCCGTCAGGACAGTTTAACTAGTGCACAAAACAAAGTAGTTGAAAGATTAATTGTCAGCAATCCTTCTTCATTTGATGCTTCATCGTATGGCGATCCAATGGCCCAGACCTTCATAGTTGAAGGAGAAACCCATGGAGCGTTTATAACAAAGTTGGATTTGTATTTCCGAACAAAGTCTGCAACCAAGGCCTTCACAGTTCAAATTCGTGAAGTGGTGAATGGATATCCCGGAGATAAAATATTACCTTTCAGCACAAAAACATTACCTTCTAGCTCTATTAATACAAGCGAAACTGCTTCAGTTGCAACCACATTTACATTTGAATCTCCAGTATTTTTGAAAAATAATACTGAATATTCATTGGTGTTGTTACCTGAAAATAATGATCCTGATTATCAAGTTTGGGTTTCTGAATTAGGTCAAAGAAAAATTGGTTCATCGGAAACCATAACACAACAGCCATATGTTGGCGTGCTTTTTGTTCCAAACAATAACACAATATGGTCAGCATTAGAAACTGAAGATTTGAAGTTTACTTTGTATAAGGGTGAATTTACAACGGCTGATACCATCATCTCAATGAAATCTGATCCTATTGATTACATCACATTTAGTTCTTCTGGTGAACATGTACTAGCACCAGGTGATGTAGTAAAAGTATATGATGATACTCAATCATCTATATATGGAACTGTAAGTATATCAGGAAATGTTGTATCTGGCGAACCTCTTGAGGCCCCTATCACAACATTCACAACACAAACTGCGGTTGGTGATAGATTACGTGTATTGATAACTAACGTTTCTGGTACAATTTCTGTCACAGGAACTTCAGTCGCCGGCGTCGGCACTTCATTTAATACTCAACTTCAAGTTGGTGATATCCTATATAAAACGGATAATACTGTTATAGGTAAAGTTGCATCTATTACAGATGAAAATAATTTGACACTTGAAACTGCTGGACCAACTGTATCTGCTGAAAATTATAAAGTGAGAAAAATTTTAGGTGTAGTGAAGGATGTAGTCAGTAATAATTCATTGATTTTAGAAGAGCCGTATACCTTCTCTGCTCCACTTGGAAACTATACCATATATAAAGATGGGACTTCTGGCGTGGGCGTTGTACAAGAGGTACAAGATAATACAGCTAAAATTTACATCACTTCTGGGTTCTTGGCATCAGGAAACAGTTTCCAAGTTAGAACTGCTGTTACGGGTGATACTAGTCCAACAAAATACACTGTGAATAGTATTGATACTAGAATTGTAACTACATTGGTTCCAAATTTTAGTTCTTTGGAACTAGATCCTGCAACATCTGTTACATTGAAATATAAGTTGAAAGATGCTTTAGGCATGCAACAAGCAGTATTTACAACATGTAAAAATGGTGATACCATTGAGTTGGAGCAACCATACACAGTGTTTTCATACTCATCGCCTAGTTATGGTGAGCATATCACGGGAACACCTGCCATTTCTATGCAGGCAGTGCTACACACAGATTCATCATCCTTGACACCGGTGTTAGACACTAGAAAGTTATCATTGTTAGCAGTTGGTAATCTTATCAATTATAATGGTGCATCTGAAGCTATTGCTCAATATGTAACACGTGCAGTAACCATGTCTGGAAATAGTAATGAATTACCAGATGATTTACGTGTGTTCATGGACATTAAAATGCCAGAAAATTGTAGTGTTCGAGTATTTGCTAAACTACAAAATAATGTCGATGACGGGTTGTTTGAAGATGTACCTGAAATTGAAATGACGGAACATGCACCTCTGATTATTAATAGAACAGAATTCCAAGAATACATGTATTCATTACCTTCAATTGTTGCTGATTATTTCAAATTTGCTATTCGTGTGGAATTATATTCTGGAAATAGTTCATCAACATTAGATGTTAGTAAAACTCCCCTTATTAAAAACTTTAGAGCCGTGGCATTGATATAATGGAAGCCCCATTCGTCCGAGACCAGAATTCTAAAGCCCTTATAAATACTGACGTATCATCCATTACCGCTCGACGCCAGCAAAAGCGACAAGCACAGCAGGTTTCTGAGCTACAAAAAGAAATATCTGAAGTCAAAAATGACTTATTAGAAATAAAACAACTTCTTCAATCAATTCTGTCCAACCGAGGATAATATATGGCTACATTAAATCTACGCCAAACTGCTGCTGTTAACGCTGGCGAAACCAATCAAAACCGTCCATTAACTAACGCTGAAGTTGATGCCAATTTTATCAACTTGAATAGTGACAAATTAGAAAAGACTGGCGGAACATTAACAGGACTTTTAACATTACGTGCAGGTGCAGCCGGAACTAACGGTGCACCACTTCGTTTTCAAAGTGGTATAAGTTTAGCTACCCCAGTTACAGGCGCCATGGAATTCGATGGTACTAATTTATACTTTACACCATTAGGAACACGAAAGACTGTAGCTTTTACAGATGGTAACATCACAGGTAATGCAGCAACTGCATCCGCATGGCAAACAGCTAGAACAGTCACTTTAACAGGCGATGTCACTGGATCTGCAACATTTAATGGTTCCACGGATTTTTCCATCGCCACAACTATATCAGCAGATGCCACGGTATTAGGAACAGATACTACAGGTAACTATGTAGCTAGTATCACGAACGGTAGCTTCATGACTGGAGGTAATGGTGGCTCAGAAGGAGCCGCTCTTACATTGGCTGTAGACGCTACAAGTGCCAACACAGCTTCTAAGGTTGTGGCTCGTGATGCCTCGGGTAATTTCAGTGCTGGTACTATCACAGCATCTCTTTCAGGTAACGCATCAACAGCTACTGCATGGCAAACAGCTAGAACATTAACATTAACCGGTGATGTGACAGGTACTTCAGCATCATTTGACGGTTCAGGCAATATCACTATTGCCACTACTATTTCAGGTGATGCCACAGTTTTAGGCACAGACACCACAGGTAACTATGTAGCTAGTATCACCAACGGTAGCTATATTACTGGCGGTAACGGTGGTTCTGAAGGCGCTGCCTTAACTATTGCGGTAGACGCTACAAGTGCCAACACAGCTTCTAAGGTTGTGGCTCGTGACGCCTCAGGTAATTTTGCAGCAGGTACTATTACTGCCAGTTTATCAGGTAACGCATCAACAGTTACGAACGGTGTATACACTGTCGGTGACCAATCTATTTCTGGTATCAAAACTTTTAACTCAACTATTATTGGTAACATTGCTGGTAATGCCACAACAGCAACAACATTACAAACAGGTAGAAATATTCAAGGTGTATCCTTCAACGGATCAGGTGATATCACAGTAGTTACAGCAGGTACTGGCGTTTCAGTTTCAGGTACTTCAGTGAGTATTGGACAAGCAGTCGCTACAACAAGCGATGTGCAATTCAATAATGCCCGTGTTTATTCATTGGGAGCAGGCCTTGCAGCACCTAATATTGACGGTCGTATTGAAGCTAAACAAGATGTTGTAGCTTATGCATCGTCCGATGAACGCTTAAAGAAAGATATTCATAACATCCCAGAAGCTCTTGAGAAAGTATTAAAATTGAACGGTGTTCTTTTTACTTGGGATGAAGAAAAGAAAGATGTTCATGGTTATACAGGACAAGACACAGGTGTGATTGCTCAACAAGTGGCAGCAGTTCTTCCTGAAGTTGTTATAACTCGTGAAGATGGTTTCATGGCGGTTAAATATGAAAAGATGATGGGATTATTAATTGAAGCCATTAAAGAATTAGATGCAAAAGTAAGTGCATGCACTTGTAACAAGTAAGGGAGAATAAATCATGGCATGTAATGATTGCACACAATTTCAAATATACTGTTGTGACGGAGAGTGTTCAGTGGAGCCTTGCAGTACTCTCGCTCCAGATCCTCCAACTGTAACAGATCCTCCAGCAACGGATCAGATCCTCCAACTGTAACAGATCCTCCAGCAACGGATCCTCCGTCACCTCCAACTGTAACAGATCCTCCAGCAACGGATCCTCCGTCACCTCCAACTGTAACAGATCCTCCAGCAACGGATCCTCCGTCACCTCCAACTGTAACGGATCCTCCAACTACGCTCTTTATAACAGATCCTCCAGTAACAACTCCTCCGTCACCTCCAACTGTAACGGATCCTCCGTCACCACCAACTGTGACGGATCCTCCAACTACGCTCTTTATAACAGATCCTCCAGTAACAGATCCTCCGTCACCACCAACTGTTACTCCGTCTCCAACTACTACGTATACAGCATGTGGAAAAACATGCACTGGTGAGGGAGCAGAATGTGATGCAGTTTGTTTTGTTTGTTGTAACGGAATATGTCAAAGTGGCGCGTGTACCACTGATGCACCAACAACAGCGCCGCCGACGACAGCGCCGCCGACGACAGCTCCTCCAGTAACATGTCCTGGAAATTCATGTATATTGGAAGACGGTTCTGATTGTCCTACTATACCTTTATATGAAAAAGATTGTGTTAATGGTTGCTGTGTTTATACATTAATACCTACAACACCACCGCCGACCACTGCTGCACCAACAACGGCGCCGCCAACGACACCTTGTCCACAATATACGAATTGTTGTATAGAAGATGTATCTAATCCTGGATTTTGTGTTTCTGGATCTTGTTTTCAGGCATGTACTGCAAATTGCTCTACATTGAATCAAGGAACAACTACTTATGTTGTTTGCGTAGATCCACCAACAACGCCGCCACCAACAACAGCGCCACCAACAACAGCGCCACCAACAACAGCTCCGCCGACGACAGCTCCACCGACGACAGCTCCACCGACGACAGCGCCACCAACAACAGCGCCACCAACAACAGCTCCGCCGACGACAGCTCCACCGACGACAGCTCCGCCGACGACAGCTCCGCCGAC